GCCTGTCAACAGGCTTCCCTCTCTTCTTCCCTTATTTGGGAACAGGCATATCGTGATTGAAGGCATGGCCAAAGGTAAGCAAAAGACTGTTAGCTTGCCAGACGGTTTCACCTTCAAAACGGAGCCATACTCCTACCAAAGGGAGGGGGTAGAGTATGGACTAAACAAGACCTCTTTCATCCTAGGAGATGAACAGGGCTTAGGAAAGACCAAGCAGGTTATTGACTTAGCAATTGCTAGGAAGATGCAGAAACCCTTTGCGCATACCCTCATTATTTGCGGGGTAAATGGTTTGAAGTGGAACTGGCGGGCGGAAATTGCCAAACACTCCAATGAAACAGGCTACATCTTAGGCACAAGGTACCGTAAAAGAAGTGGTCGGGAGTATGATGGAGGCAATCAAGCTAAGTTAGAAGATCTTAACAACTTACCTAAAGACTTTTTCCTAATTACCAACATGGAGAGTTTGCGAAGCAAGGAAATTGTAGACAAAATCGCTCAACTTGCCGAACAAGGTGTAATTGGAATGATTGCCTTCGATGAGATTCACAAGGCAAAAAACCCCAACAGTCAGCAAGGCAAAGGTCTTTTGAAAATCAAGGCAGATATAATGGTTGCCATGTCAGGAACTCCTTTGATGAACAGCCCCCTTGACCTGTATGTACCCTTGAAATGGTTGGGGCACGAAAAGCATAACTTTTATCAATTCAAGAACAGATATGCGGTCATGGGTGGTTATGGAGGGTATCAGGTAGTAGGGTATAAGAATTTAGCTGAGTTGCAAAGCGTTTTGGATTCAATCATGATCCGTAGGTTAAAGAAAGATGTATTAGACCTTCCGGAAAAAGTGTATATTACTGAATATGTGGAAATGGGCGAGGCTCAGGAGAAAATCTATGATGAGGTTTTAGCAACCGTACGAAAGAACATTGACAAAATTGTATTAAGTCCGAATCCTTTAGCCCAACTTATCAGACTGCGGCAAACTACAGGCTACACAGGCATCCTAAGTAGTGATATTCAGGAGAGTGCAAAACTCGACCGGCTAGAAGAGCTTGTTGAGGACGTAGTGGAAAGTGGGGATAAGGTTATCATCTTTAGCAACTGGACAGAGATGATCGCCCCAGCATTTGAAAGGCTAAAAAAGTACAATCCAGCCGTTATCACAGGAGAAACCAAGGATAGAGTTGCAGAGCAGAATAAATTTATGAAAGACGATTCGTGCAAAGTGATCATGGGCACAACAGGAGCCATGGGCACAGGATTAACCCTCACCGCAGGGTCAACAGTGATATTCTTAGATAGCCCCTGGAACCGGGCAAACAAGGAACAGGCAGAAGACCGGGCACACAGAATTGGCACCAAGTCCAATGTAACAATTATCACCTTAGTAACCAAGGGCACGATTGATGAAAGAATTGAGGAACTGATTTATCAAAAAGGGGTCATGGCCGATTTATTAGTAGACGGCAAGTTACCAGACACGAACAAACGGGAAATACTTGAATATTTACTCAGCTAAAGGAGGAGCAAAATGAGAAAACGGAATTTAATTGCGGCACTGTTCGCTATAATCTTATTAAGTACATCGTTTCTAAGGAGCGAAAAAGCTGATTCGACTATTTACTCAGGAACTGTTTTTACTCCGCAAATTGAGCCAGAATTTGTTGAAATTGAATACATTGTACACACTGAATTAGACCTACCAGAAGAAGCGGATGGCAAATTCAAAACTTACATGGATTATCGCAAAATAACCGATAAAAATTCTAAGCAATGGAAGCTACAAGAGCAAGCATGGACAGAGGGGAGGGGGTTCAGAAAAATTGGTGAACATTTTTTAGTTGCAGTAGGTACTTTTTATGCAGACGAGGTAGGCAAGGAGTTACTCATTGAGTTTGAGGATGGGCAACGAATCAAGGCCATTGTGGGAGATATCAAACAAGATAGACACACAGATCCTACGAACAGATATGTTCCTATTAACGGGAACATTGTGGAATTCATAGTTGATATCGAAAAACTAGATCCAGAAGTGGTTAGGCGCGGCGATGTGAGTTGGTTGGGTTTGAATGGTAGGATTAAATCAATATGGGGGGTAGAAAGGTATGCAAGAAAAATGGTTATCCGTTAATAAGGTGGCACAGGAGTTGGATGTATCTCCACTGACAATTAGTAATTGGTATGGATGGTATAATGCTGAGGATTCGGAAATTCCGGAGGATTGCCCAGGATTACCTCCATTTATAAGGCGTGGAAGGGGAGGCAAAAGAATGTGGAAAGAAGAAGATATTGAGCAGTTAAAAGCTTTCCAGGCTTGGATCCCTAGAGGTAATAAGGGGGTTATGGGTAATTGGAACTATCGCAAAAAGCGTATTCCACGAGATGAATGGGAAAAAAGGTCTAAGAAATGATTAAGAACCCTTTTAGACTTTTGTTCCGATCTCTATATAATAATTAAAGGAGGTTTTGCTAAATGTCTAAATTGGATGAGCTGATTCCATTGTATTATGAGCATAACGAGCTTGTAAAAAAACACAAGAAGGTTGCGGACAAAGTCGGTAAGGATATTAAGAAAATTATGAAGGAGCAAAACATCACAGAATTTGCTACTAATGGATTGGTTGCCAAGGTTTCTGTATCAGAACGGGTTGATCTTATGGAAGATGTTCTGATAGAGAAGATTAAAGAACTTGGGATTAAAGGTATTATTAAGACTAGGGAATATATTGACATGGATGCTTTGGAAACAGCTCTTTACAATGGACTTATTAGCCCGGCTGCGTTGGCTCAAGCCCAAATTAAAAAAGAAGTTGTTACTCTACGAATCAGGCAAGAAAAGGAGGAGGATTAATGTGAAACCTGATGTTGTCTCTAGCAGGATACGAGAACTCGTTGAAAAGTGGTTTGCGGGAGAGTTATCTGATAAAAGGTTTGCAGAAATGATTGCAGGGTTACTCAATGAGGAGTCTAATGAGAAGGAGAAGAATAATGCCAGAAATTAAAGGTAAAACAGTGTTTATTGAGGCGCATAGTAGGGTTAGTGTTAAAATCAAAGAAAGCTTCTATACCTTTGAATTTGTAGAAAGAAGAGAGGTTCCAGAGGACGCTGACCTACCAGCGGAGCGTGAGGCTTTGTGGAGTGATGTTCATGGAGAAGTGGATAAGCAGGTTGAGGATGTGATACAAGCAATGCAAGGGCGTTAATTCGCCCTTTTTTACTTGTATTATTTCACTAACTACTATATAATAATATAAGGAGGTGTTTTTAAGTGGAAAAACTATATTCCGCTGAAGAGGTTGCAAAAATGGTTGGCAGAACAGGTGCTACGATAAGGGCGCATTTAAAAAACGGTATTCTGAAAGGGCACAAAACTGTAACTAATCGATGGGTCATTAGGCACAAAGATGTGTTGGCTTATATGGGCATTAAGGAGGATGACCATGATGACGTTTCCAATAACTGATCTTCTACGAAATGACGGGTTTGTTATCTATAACAAAAACCTGGCTAAAAACATTGGTATAAATGAGGCAATACTATATAGCGAACTTCTTAGTCGTTGGAACTACTTTAAGGAAAGAGGACAATTAACAGAGGATGGGTTCTTTTTCAATACGGTTAAGGACCTCGAAGACGGGACCGCCTTATCCGACTACCAGCAAAGGCGGGCCCTCAACTCTCTAAAAGAAAAAGGACTTATCGAAATGGAAGTTCGTGGAATGCCTGCAAAAAGATATTTCCGCATTGTAGAGGATAGCGAACTAATAGCTAGCTACCTAATGCCCCCAGAGCAAGAACTTGAGAAACTTGAGGATAGTTCTCAAGAAACTAAAGAACTAGATCTTGAGAAACTCAAGTATAGATCTCAAGAAACTAAAGAACTAGATCTTGAGAAACTTGATCCTAATAAGAATAATAGAATAAGAATAAATAATAAGAATAAGATAAAAGAGGGGGGACAGGTCCCCCCCTCAGAAACTAAACCTAATCCAACCTCTTTAGCTAAACAGGCCGCACTTTTAGATAAAAAAGAAACTAAAAAACAAAAGAAGGCTAGAGAGATAGGAAAAATGCGGGATATGATTTTAGCTTTCACCACTAATCAAGAGGTAAGGAGGGCTCTTACAGACTACTTTAATTTTAGAGTAGGTAGAGGACTTACCCCAAAACAATGGGAGCTAATTCTTAGTGATCTTAGAGAGTATGCAGGGACAAGTGCATCCTTAGCCATTGAAAAGATTGAGCATGCTTTAGCTGGAGGCTATATGACAATTATTGCTAGTTGGGAAAAGGATAAAAAAGTGGGTCGGGGTAAAAATACCTTTGACAATACGGCTGGGCATGAGATTGAGGATATAGGTTTGTCAGATGAGGAGCGGTTCGCAAAGATTGAGGCCAATTTAATCAGGGATAAAAATGGGAATCCAATAGTATTTTAGAAAGGAGGTGGTGTTGTGAAAGAAAACAAAAGGGAAGCAAAGCACTGGCAGATATGTTCTAGGCTTACAAAGATTTATAGGGATAAAAATAGCGATTATGGGAATTCATTTGTGAAAGTGAGAGAGGAATTCCCTAACGCGATTTTAATTCGCCTATCAGATAAATTAAACAGGCTAAAAACTTTATATAGTTGCATAGAGCCGATGGTGCAGAATGAAAGTATTATTGACACCTTATTAGACCTTGCCAATTATTGCATTATGGAGATCATCGAAATTGAAATGTCAATAGAGGAGTGAGAATTCATTTGAATGCAGATAAATATCAAGAATTAGCCATGAGGACAAGAAATAGCCCTACCAGGACAACAGCTTTAATTACTGGTGCACTTGGATTGACCGGGGAAGCTGGGGAAGTTGCTGACCATATCAAAAAATGGTATGACCAGAGTCATGAGCTACAGATCGACAAAGTTATTAATGAACTAGGCGATGTCTGCTGGTATGTGGCTTTAATGGCGACTGCGCTTGATGTTCCACTTAGTCAAGTATTAGAGCAGAATATTGAGAAATTACGAAAAAGGTTCCCTAATGGTTTTGAGGTTGAAAGGAGCGTGAATCGTGAGGATAATTAAGTCTAGACTTCGAGAATTGCAAGAATTATTACCTACGATGATGATATAGGTTTATAAACTACCAACATCCTCTATATAATATTTGAACGAGATAACAGCTTGAACACACAGGCAAGGAGGTTGCGTAGTGGAAAACTTGAAAAGTATGGTTTTGGAGCAGATTCCGAACAAGAAGGCAGAAGCGATTCCAGGCAAAGAGTTACAAGCCCTCACAGGCCTTCCGCTTCGTAGACTGAAGGAGGTGATTACTGAATTACGGAAGGAATACCCTATATGTTCAAAAGAAATAGATGGGGGCGGTTATTGGATGGCAGAAAATGAGAATGATATTAGGGAATTCATTATGATGATTGCAAAGCGACGAAACGGGTATACCCAAACAATTAACCGCATGCAGAGGCATTTAGATGACATGTAATGGGAGAGTCCAGGATGGATTATAGGTACGTGTTCAGGCAGGAGGATTGTTGGTATAAAGAGACATGTGGGTTGTATCTTGGGGATAAGTGCAACGCCTCCTGCCTTCGTTACATGGAAATGGATTTTTTGATGCAGACCAGTGGTATTCCCAAGAATAGGCAGTACTCGAACCCCTTATCACCAGACCCGCAGGATTTGCAAGCCTTTTTACAATTAGACGAAATTCGCCAGAACATACTAGAGTTTGTACAAACAGGGGCGAGTTTATACCTCTACAGCAAAAACTTTGGTAACGGTAAAACAACTTGGGCAATTAAGCTAATGCAGAAGTATTTCGATTTAATTTGGGCGGGCAACGGATTTAGGTGGCGGGGAATTTTTTTACACGTCCCCACATTTCTTACAAAAATAAAGGAGAACTTCGACCGAAAGGATGAGAGGTTTCAAGAGGTTAGGACAAGGCTTGGAACGGTTGATCTGGTTATTTGGGACGATATAGCTTCAGTAAAACTTTCCGATTTTGACCATACGAATCTACTTTCCTATATAGACCAGCGAAGTTTAAATGCCTATTCCAATATTTACACAGGAAACCTTGAGGGCAACGAATTACGGGAGGCGTTGGGAAACAGGCTTCACAGCAGGGTGTGGAACGAATCAGTGAAAATAAAGCTGGTCGGTTCGGATAGGAGGGGAAGTAGATGGTGACCCTCCAAATACTGAACAAGATTTTAGATACTGGAGACATGAGCCTAATTTTAAAAAACGGCCTTACGGTTGATTACTTTATTGGTTATGAGGATGAATTTACTTTTATCGTCGACCATTATGCAAAGTATGGCAAGGTTCCAGACAAAGCCAGTTTTTTAGATAAGTTTCGGGACTTTGCGTTGGTTGAGGTTAAAGAGCCAGACAAATATTTACTTGAAACTCTCTACGAAGAATATCTCTATTACCAATCCGTCGAAGTTGTGCAGGAAGTAGCAAAGCTACTAAAAACAGATTCTAGGGTTGCTGTTGAGTATTTACAGAGCCAGTTGTCTAGATTACAGGCAAAAACAGTCACAGATGGTACGGATATTATTGCAGAGGCGAGTAAAAGGTTTGAAACCTACAAAGAGAAGTTAAAAGGGGAAAAGCCTTGGTATATTCCAACGGGGCTGGAAGAATTGGATGAGATCTTACATGGTTGGGCAAGGGGAGAAGAATTTGTTGTTATCTTCGCAAGAACGGGACAAGGAAAGTCATGGTTTTTAGTGAAAACAGCTGCTCACGCTTGGCAGGTGGGGTACAGGGTAGGATACATAAGCCCGGAAATGTCCCCTGATAAAATTGGTTATAGGTTTGATACGGTAAATAAACATTTCTCCAACCGAAACCTTGTGTGGGGGAGGGAGGAAGAAGGGTATGAGCAGTACATTGCAGAACTTAGTGGAAAACCCTTTATTGTAGCCACTCCACAGGATTTCCAGAAAAAAATCACTGTTAGTAAATTGAAACATTTTTGCCAGTCTCACAAATTAGATATTCTGGCAATTGATGGCATAACATACCTAACTGATGAACGATACAAGAAGGGCGACAGCAAGACAACCACATTGACAAATATCAGCGAGGATTTGCATAGTCTTAGTTTGGAGTTGGGTATTCCTGTTTTGGTTGCGGTACAATCCAACCGAGCAGGGGTAAGAGGCAAAGATGAGGACGGAACTCCGGAATTAGAAAATATTAGAGATTCGGACGGGATCGCTCAAAACGCAACTAAGGTGATTGCTTTAAGGCAAACAGGAGCAGGTTTAGAGTTTGGTATTAAGAAGCATAGGGATGGGGAAATGGGTGGTAGGTTATTGTATTATTGGAATATAGATAAAGGCGAATTTATCTATATTCCATCTGAAGGAGATTCAGTTATGCCCGTAAAAAGGCAGGCAGAGGTTGAACGTATTAAAAGCAGTTTCAATGACGGCACGGAGGTGTTCTAATGTTCCGGGTGGGGAACTTGCCTATTCTCGCAAGTGAAATGGAGGTTTTACTTGAGTTAAAGCAACAACTTGAATGGGCAGGTATTTCCTTGTTTGCTAAATTTAAGCAGAGTGGGGCAAATATACAATTCAATTGCCCCATTCACGCCGGAGGACAAGAACAAAACCCTTCTTGCGGGATAAGTATAGAAGGAGGTGAGGCTCCCCCTGGACTAGTTCATTGCTTTACCTGCGGTTATACCGCCACTTTAGAGGAAATGATCAGTCATTGTTTTGGGTACGATGATATGGGAAGGTTTGGGCGGGATTGGTTAATAAAGAATTTTGTAACGGTCTCTGTGGAGAATAGGGAAGATTTGCAGTTAGATTTGGGAAGAACTGAGTCGGAAGTTAAAATTGAATATGTATCTGAAGAGGAGTTAGAATCTTACAGATTTTATCATCCATACATGTGGCAGCGGGGTTTTACCCCAGAAGTCGTAGAGTTGTTTGATGTCGGGTACGATAAGAAAACAAATAGTTTGACATTCCCGGTGAGGGATAGTTTGGGAAGAACCTTATTTGTTGGTAGGCGAAGGGTAGATCGAAAGTTTTTTCATTATCCGAAAGGGGTGAGCAAGCCTGTTTATGGAGTGTATGAAATACCGAAAGATGTTACAGAGGTTATAATATGTGAATCTTTTATTGATGCTCTCACCTGTTATGTTTATGGAAAACCTGCCTTCGCCCTACTGGGAACAGGGAATAGACTGCAGTACGACCACTTAATGCGATTACCTTATAGGAAGTATATACTAGCATTTGATGGCGATGATGCGGGTAGAAGGGCGGATGAGCGGTTCCGACAAAATGTAAAAGGGAAAATCATCACAACCTTAGAGCTGCCAGAGGGAAAGGATGTTAACGACCTAAGTCTGGAAGAGTTTCAAAACCTAAAAGAATATTTTTAGTCAAGAGGGATTTTAGGGGAATATATATAATTATATAAACAGGAGCAAATACAAAAAGTTATTTCAAGGAGGAAACGGAAATGTGGGGAACTTACAAGATGTTGGTGGGATTGACGCAAGACAAGTACAAGAACTTATCAATGGAGCAGTTAGCTCTTGAGTATCAAAAGGAGTTGAATCCATCTATTCTGGCAGAATCTTTTGTGCGTAATTACAGTTTTATTTTTCAGATAGCTTCTGGGTATTACGGGCTAACAGAGCAAGATATTGCAAGTCATGCCTTGGAACGGCTTGACTACTGTTTGCAAACATACCAACAAGGCCGCAAATTCCTTACCTATTACGGCACTGTTTTGAAAAACAAATTTAGGGAAGAGACTCAGTATCTAAACACTCATAAAAGGAAAGTCATATTTCATTCCTCCAGTTATGAGGTTATGGTAGACAATGGATTTGACCTTGTGGCTTGTGCCCAAGAGGATGAAATAACCGATTTAATAGAGGATTTGCGGGAGCGAGGGTTGGAGGATAAGGAAATACGCTATTGTTTTTACCTGTTAATGGGCGAATCCAACGCGAATATAGCCAAAAGTATGGGTTGTACTATAATGACTCTTTGTAATATGCGGAAAAAACTGAAAAAAAAGTTAGGTGACCTTGCTTTAGTTTTTCAATAAAAAATCTATATAATAGGTGAGTGGCAAAAGGGGGAGATCAACTTTGATTGTATGGTTGCAAAAGATGCGAAGAAAAATTGCTATTTGGCATTTTAGGAAGGCTTTTAACCTTCTTACAGTAAAAAAGAAAAAGGAGGAAAAAACAAATGCCAGTGAAATTTAAGATGAACGAAGCAGAGCATTACGGCGGACAGGGTGCGGGCAGTTTCTTTCGGTTAAAAAATGACAAAGACACCGCGCGGGTCAGATTCATGTATAATGGGATTGACGATATTTACGGATATGTGGTGCATCGGGTAGAGGTAGAAGGCAAGCAAAGGTATGTGGCCTGCTTGCGAGAATACACTCAACCCATTGATGATTGTCCGTTTTGTGCGGCAAAGATACCTGTACAGGCAAGGCTTTTCTTATTCCTCTATGATGTTGACGCAGATGAAGTTAAGATTTGGGAGCGGGGAAGAACATTCTTTTCCAAGATGGCAAGCCTTGCTAGTAGGTATAATCCACTAGTAAGCACAGTTTTTGAGATTGAACGTAATGGGAAACCAGGAGATACCAATACCACTTACGAAACCTATCATATTTCAACCGACAACACAAGGATAGAAGACCTTCCAGAAATTCCAGATATTATTGGTACAATAATCTTGAAGAAAGAATTTGAAGATATGGTCTTTTATTTAGACAATGGATACTTCCCAGATGAGGGAGTAGTTACCCGACCACAGAGAGGCGGAGCACAACGATCAGCTTCCGATAACCAATCCTACCCGGTCGGAAGAAGAACCCCCACAAACGCTCCTGCAAGGGGAAGAAGAACTCCAGCTGCTCCACAGGACGTGTTTTAGGTGAAGGGATTGTTTCAACTCCCGCCAAGGGCAACCAAGGCGGGAGACCTATCTTTAGTTAATAAGTTAGCCAAACCCACTCCTGCAAGTAAGGGGGTAACAGTCAGGCAAGGCAAAGGTATTATGGAGCGAATACCTTCAATTAGGGCTATGGCTAATCGTTATCTGGGGCAGTATGCGGACATTTACAGAGTTATTCAAGATGAAAAGGAATTAGAAGATTATATCACTAAAGCGATTGAGGATGGGGAACTTGCCATTGATACGGAAACTAATGGACTTGATTTTGGGGACATGGTTATTGCGGGGTTATGCCTATATTCCCCCAGCCAGACAGGGGTTTATGTTCCCCTAAATCATGTAAGCTATATTACTATGACAAAGTTAGATGGACAGCTTTCAGAGCAGTTTGTTGCGGAGCAGTTGGCAAGGCTTAAAGACACGAAGCTCATATTCTTTAACGCAAAATTCGACATCAGAGTAATCAAGCAGACTTTGGGAGTGGAGCTAATCCCGTATTGGGACGGGTATATAGGCGCTAGATTGCTAAATGAGAACGAGCCTGATAATGGGTTGAAAGCTTTGCATAATAAGTATGTTCTAAAGGGGAAGGGTGAATCTTTTGATTATGGGTCGATATTTAAAGGTATCCCTTTTTCGCATATACCCATCAACATCGCCTATTTGTATGCCGCTCACGACCCGGTAATTACTTATGAGTTATACAAGTTTCAGGAACCTTTTTTAACAAAAGATCATCCGACCTGCATTGAACGGAATTTGCAAGGGGTGGCCTACGTGTTTAGGGAAATCGAAATGCCCCTTATTAATATTGTTGCCCAGATGGAAGACATCGGGATTACCTTAGATTTGGAGTATGCCAGGGGTTTGGAAGAAAAATATGGGCAGGAATTGGAGAAAGTTGAGCGGGAATTTTTTGAGGAACTGGCTCAGTATAAGGATGTTATTGACCAATACAGAAAACAGATGGGGCCTGCTTGCAAGTTAGATGAAAAAATTAACCTTAATAGTCCAACCCAGCTTGCAATATTGCTCTACGATATTTTAGGCATAACTCCCGTCGACAAAAAAAGTCCAAGGGGAACAGGTGAAGATATACTAGAAAAAATCAATATTCCTCTAACCCGCATCCTTTTGGAATATAGGCGGCTACAAAAACTAATGTCAACCTATATCACAAAATTACCAGCAAGCCTAAATCCCAGAACAGGTAGACTTCATGCAAGTTTTAACCAGGTGGGAACGGACACAGGCAGGTTTAGTAGTGCGGACCCAAATATGCAAAATATACCGGCCAGGAACAGGGATATTAGGCAGATGTTTGTTGCTTCCCCTGGGTATTGTCTTTTATCTAGCGACTATTCACAGCAGGAGCCAAGACTTACTGCTCACATGAGTAGGGATGAAAAACTAATTAATGCCTACAAACAGGGAAAAGATCTTTATGTGGAGATTGCCTCCATTGCTTTTCACCTACCTTATGAGGATTGCATGGAGTTTAGGCCAGATGGGACAATAAACCCAGAGGGGGTAGTTCGTAGGCAAAGGTCAAAAGCAATAGTCTTGGGCGTTTGTTATGGGAAGGGAGTTCCAGCTATTGCGGAAGATTTAGGAATAAGTAGGGAAGAAGCCCAACAGATTTATGACCAGATTATGCGGGCCTTTCCAGGCCTTGAAAGGTTTATGGTTGAAAGTCAAAACATGGCCAGGGAATTGGGGTATGTCGATACAGTTTGGGGAAGGAAAAGGCGATTGCCTAACATGCAACTAGATCCATACGAGTTTTCCTATTCTGGAAAGGCACCTACAAACTTTGACCCCTTAGCCTTTGACCAGGAAGTGAGCAACGAAGTTCCTGAAGGAATTAAGCGCAAGTATTCAGCGATGCTTGATAGAGCGTCTTGGAATGAAAAGCAAAAAATTATTGCTCAGGCACGAACTGAGGGTATCGTTATTAAAGATAACAGTGGTCTTATTGCAGAAGCTACGAGACAGTGTGTAAATAGTCGAATCCAAGGTAGTGCGGCAGACATGACAAAGAAGGCAATGCTTCTTGTAGGCAAAGATAGTCAGTTAAGGGAGTGGGGTTTTAGGCTCCTTTTAACAGTGCATGATGAGCTTATTGGGGAATGTCCGAAGGAAAATGCGAAGCAGGTTGCGGAAAGATTCTCAGCCCTGATGATTGAAGCGGCCAAGGATTTAGATGTGCCAAGTAAGTGCGATGTGGTAATTACTGAAAGATGGTATGGAGAGCCTTTAGAAATAGACTAAAGTTTCTATATAATGGTTGGAGGTGATTAGTGTGGGGTTTGATTTATATTTTGCTGGAGCGGTTATAGAAGAAGTAACTGACTACCTGAAGGAATTAGGGGTATGCAAACTGTTTTCACAACTAACAGAGCGTAGGGATATCAATAGTTGGGCAGATGCTATGAGGAAGGGTGAAATAAGTAGTAAGCTATTTGTTGACTCAGGAGCATATACAGCACACACAAAGGGGGCTCTGTTGGATGTCGATGAGTATATAGAATATATTAATAGCCTTGATGATGCACTGACGTTGTTTGCCCAGGTTGACCATATTCCAGGAAAGTTTGGGGTTCCTAGAACTCGACAAGATATCTTAGAAGCACCAAAAAAATCGTGGGAAAACTATTTATACATGCGAAAGCGGGTAATTAGCCCTCATAAACTCCTTCCAATTTTTCACCAGGATGAGCCTTTTGAGTGGTTACATAACATGTTAGAATGGAGGGATGAGGAAGGAAGGCCTATTCCATATATTGGAATTTCTTCTTCTAAGGATAAGGCACCAAAGTATAGAGAGGACTGGTACTGGAAGGTTTTTTCTATAATACAAAAAAGCTCTAACCCCAACGTAAAAACTCACGCTTTTGGAACATCGTCAACTAAGCACCTAGAGATGTTTCCTTTTACAAGTGCTGACGCAACTTCTTGGATTCAGACCGCTGTGTACGGATCTATTGAAACGGATTTTGGTACCATAACGGTAAGTGGGATGCTGGAAAACAGTAAAGAGCACATTAAGCATTGTCCGATAAGCTTCAAGGCGCTGAAAGAATATGTTGAATCTTTTGGGTTTGAGTTGAACAATTTAATTTACGATACGGATGGCCGAAAAGCTTATGCGGAAAGAATGAAATTCAACGCAGCTTATCTAAAACGATGGGCTGATAATTACGAATATAAAGGACCAAAGAGTTTTATAAATAGGGGGCTATTTTAGATGAAGAAAGTTTTATTGTATAGCGGTGGGATGGATAGTTGGCTCATTAGTAAAATTTGGGATCCGGACGTGTTGTTATATGTGGATATGTGCACGAAATACTCCAAAGCAGAGATTGAGCGACTCCCTAAGGATGTTATCATCGAAAAACTAGATTTGAGTAAGTGGGAAAGGCCTGACGGAATTATTCCCTTACGAAATTTGTATTTGATAATGATTGCTACCAATTATGGGGATGAGATTTGTCTTGGAGCAACTGCTGGAGATCGTGTTCTAGATAAGTCCTTTGAGTTCGCAGAAAAGGCAAGTGATCTTCTATCCTTTTTATACAGCAAACAGCACTGGACTGAGGGGCGGACTATCAAGGTCAATCTTGACTTTAAGAATCTAACGAAAAAGGAACTCCTGATCAGGTATTTGAATCAAGGAGGCAGTCTTGCGGAAGCAGCTAATAACTCTTTTAGTTGTTACGAACCTATTTTGGACGGATCTGGGCGTTGGTCTGAGTGTTGGCAATGTAAGCCTTGTTTCAGAAAATATGTCGCTTTCAAAATACTTGGACATGACTTTGGTGCGAGGATAGACAGGTTGGTGAAAGAGTATCTCGATATTGAGATTATTCCCAGTATCTTGGCAGGCAATTATGGTCGTGCAGATGAGGAAAAGGATATATTGGAAGTTTACGAACGACTTTGTCAAACAGTTTAGGAATCCATTAGGGATTCTATATAATAGTAGAAAGGAGGGTAGAGGTACTGATTTTGATTTTAGCTTAACAAGTATATGAAAGGTAGGAAACACCTATGAAAAAAACCACTAACATCAGTATGTTGCAGTTAGTTTTGACAGTGGCATCAGTTGCCGTTGTGTTGGTAAGTAACGTTATCACAACAAGACAAATTCAAATGCCTTTTGGTATCGTAATGAGTGGAGGTGTTTTTATATTTCCTTTCGCCTATATACTATCAGATGTGTTTTCTGAAGTGTATGGGTACAGATGGAGTCGGATAACATGTTACCTAGGGTTTGCGGCAAATTTGTTCATGGTAGCAGTGTTTGCCGCGGTATTGGCAAGTCCTTATCCCAGCTATTGGGAGCATGCGGAAGCTTTTCAAACAGTTTTAGGAGAAACCCCAAGAGTTTTGGTAGCTTCGTTAGCCGCATTTTGGTTAGGGGATCTTATTAACGACGTTGTGTTTAGAAAAATGAAGGAGAAGTACCCCAAAACGCACAAAGGTTTCAGAAGCAGGGCGATTATATCAAGTGTCTTTGGGGCTGTTGTAGATAGTCTTGTGTTTATGACAATAGCCTTCATAGGCAAAATGCCTCCAGAGGTTCTCACGATGAGTATACTTAGTAAGGCGGGTATTAAAATCGGGTACGAGTTCTTAATATTGCCTATCACGCACAGGATAATGCTTATGGCTTCCAGGTATGAGAATAGGGATGTGGTTTAAAATGAGTGTAGAGATTTGGGGAATTGTCGCTACCCTGTTCGTACTAACATCCTTCCTTTGTAACGAAGAAAAATATATTCGTATGGTTAACATTATCGGAGCTTTAATCTTTGTGGGATATGGGCTTGCTCTGCAAGCCCATAGCGTCTGGATATTAAATGGCGTTCTTGTAATTGTGCATGTTTGGAAACTAGTAAAAATGAGGAGGCAGAAAGCGTGAAGGTAAGGTTGAATACTTTAGTTTTGCAAGCGCTTATGGATAAGGCAATCAAAGGGGCATCGCAGAACAAAATGATTCCTTTGACCAGCTTACTTGAAATTGAGCTAAAAGAGGGAGCGCTAACTCTAACCACGACCGACGCAACAAATACTTTGAAGGTGTTTGCAAAAGGAATTAAGGGTGATGACTTTAGGGTTGTTGTTCCAGCAGACTTGTTTCATAAGCTCGTTTCAAAGGTAACGACGGAGCATATCACTCTTGAACTGAAAGAAAATTCGCTTGAGGTTGTGGGTAATGGAACATATCAGCTAGATTTGTTACTAGATGAAGATGGTACTTTGGTAAAATTCCCAGAGTACGAATTTAAGGAGGAAGGAGAGTCTACTAAACTCAAGCCAGAAACAGTTAAAACTCTTTTGACAAGTAACAAAGCGGCTCTTGCCCAAACCATGGAAAATCCAGCTTTAACGGGTTACTATTTTGGGGATCAAATTATCACTTCCGACACTTTCAAAATATGCGGTCAGGCAGAACGGGTTTTCGAGAAACCAACCCTTCTGCCAGGGGAGCTTGTGCACTTACTCAGTCTTTGTGGGGACTCCGAAATTGATATTTACAGGGATGGGCAGCAGTTGTTGTTTAAGGCTGGGAATGTTATTATTCATGGTTGGGAGATGGACCTGTTAAGTGAATTTCCAGTTGAGGCTATTTCTAACTACCTGAATCAAGATTTTCCTTCTATGTGCAAAATTAACCGCAAGTCTTTTATGGAGGCGCTCGATAGGCTTGCTCTATTTGTTAGCCCCTATGACCGGAATGGCGCTTATCTAACGTTCACAGATAAGGGATTACAGATAACCAGTAAACAAAAGAACAGTGATGAACTCTTGCCTTATAAAGAAAGCAAGAACTTCAAAGACTTTGTTTGTTATGTTGACATTTTAATGTTGGATGATCAAGTTTCGGCACAAACAGGGGAAGATTTGGAGTTGTGGTATGGGCATGAAACAGCGTTGAAGATGGTGTCTGGAAAGGTTACACAAATTGTTGCTTTGTTATTAGATGAAGAAGAAGGGGCAGTATAAATGAGCAGGCAAACGCTCAAAAATATTTACCGAATGATTGAAGAAGCCACGAAGGAGATTCCCTTAGAGGAATCCTTCGTGGCTGATATCAATGTAGCGATTCAAAAGTTAGATGAACAAAATACCAAACTACCTTCCACCAGCTATAACCCGTCATCTCTTGTGTGTGTAAGGAGTATGTATTTTAAGGCAACCAATGCACCGCAGGATGAGCGAAAAGCAAGCCCGGAGCTTATAGGTATGGGAGAAGTGGGGACAGATAGGCATGAGCGGCTTCAAAGGGTTATTTCAGAAATGAAGCGGTTTGGAATTGACTGTGAATGGATTTCAGTCCCTGACTTTATAGAGTCTAGAAAACTAACTGACTTAGAAGTAGTAGGTCAGGATGGGTTTGAAACCTTGGTTCATCACAAGCGTCTAAACATGCGGTTCAAGTGTGATGGGATCATTAGGTATAAGGGCCAGTATTTTATTCTTGAAATAAAGACGGAAAGCATTTATAAGTGGCAGAACCGTCAGGGGGTGGCTGAAGAGCATGTTGCTCAGGGAGTTGCATACTCAACAGCCTTTGGGATTAACCAGGTAATGTTTTTATATGAGAATCGGGACACGTGTGCGAAGAAGGCTTATATTTTAGAGGTTACTGACGAAATGAAAATGAATGAGGTGATTGGTAAAATAGAGGAAGCGGATTATTATGTCAAAAAATTAGTACCTCCACCAAAACCAACAGACTTGCCTAGAAACGCTTGCATCTACTGCCCCTATAAAACGGAGTGCCAAAAGGTGGGAGTTTAATGAGTAGAGGCAAGAAATTCGAGCAGGCGGTGAGAGAAGCCTTTGAAAAGAACCCAAGCATTTCCATTGATAGACTACCAGACCCTACAGGAGGCTACTTAGGGGTTAGAAATATTTGTGACTTTATAGTTTATAAATATCCTTTTCAATTATATTTAGAGTGTAAAGTACAGCAGGGAAACACCCTTAATTTTGAGTCACGAATAAGTGATAACCAATGGAATGGGCTCCTTGAGAAGTCAAAAATCCCTGGGGTCGTTTCGGGAGTGTTGATTTGGTTTATAGATCATGATATAACCGCTTTTGTACCTATCCAGGAGTTGGAAAGGCTAAGGGATGGG